CTTATTACAAAAAGCAGAACAAAGATAAAGAGGAAGCAGTTAATACCAATCTTATGAAGGAACAGCACCCTAGTATGAGAACCATTACAAATGATTCGAATACTCGTGTAACCTTCGGTGGTACAAAGAAAAGCTAATTATTTAGTAATTCCTACCCAACGAATAATATAAACCGTGCTGGAGGCCCGTAAGGGCAGGCACATATAGGAGAAAAACTATGGCAAACCAAACAGCTGGCTTTGGATTCAGACAAGCACCTACAGTAGGATCAACACCTGCTACAGGTGGTCAGGCTGAGTACATGGTCAAATCAGGTTTAGGTGTAGGAATTTTTCAGAACAATCCTGTTTCACAGCAACACACTTCAGGTGACGATGGGTATCTACAAGATACTACAGCCGACACTATGGATGATGGAATCGCTGGTGGAGTGGACTGGTCAACTGGAACTTCCAACATTCAACCACTTGTAGGTGTGTTTAATGGAATATTTTATATAGATAGTTCTACAAGCAAACCTACTTTCGCTAACCACGTTTTAGCTAGTACTACGTTCGGAACGGACTACAATACTGGTTCAAACGACGGAATCGGCTTTGTTAACGACAACCCTATGCAAGAATATACTTGCAAAGCGGATGCAGCGGTAACACAAGCAAATCTTCTTTCAACTTTTAACCCAACTGATGGAGCAACTGTCGGTACTTCAACTAATGGTCAATCGACTGTTAAATTGAATGTCGCTAGTGCAGATGCAACTTCAATGTTTAGAATTGTTAGAACTGCAAACGATCCGGCAAACAATGACAACACTGCAGCAAATTCGAACGTAATAGTTCAAATTGATCCAGCGGCGTCAATTTCTAACTAATAGGAGCAATTAACTATGGCAATATCAAGAGCACAACTAGTTAAAGAACTAGAGCCTGGTCTGAATGCACTATTTGGACTAGAATACAAAAACTATGCTGATGAGTGGAATGAAATATTCGACACAGAAACTTCAGACAGAGCTTTCGAAGAGGAAGTAATGTTAGCAGGTTTCGCGAATGCAGCAGTTAAACCTGAAGGCCAAGGCGTTCAGTTTGACGATGCTCAGGAAACTTTCACAGCTAGATACACTAACGAAACGATCGCATTAGCGTTCTCAATCACAGAA